TTTATTGTAGAACCTGTAAATAATAGGAGATATGATAATGTAAGAAACATAGGCGGTATGGAGTTTATTACTAGCGTTTCTGAAGAAGACCATATGGCATCTAATAGATTTGCTGTTGTAAAAGAGTTGCCATTAAATTACAAAGGAGAAGTAAAAAAAGGAGATACTTTATTGGTACATCATAATGTGTTTAAATTTTACAACGATATGTATGGTAGAAGAAAAAGTGGTAAAAGCTATTTTAAAGATAATTTATTCTTCGTAGACCCTGAGCAGTTTTACTTATTTAAAACTGATAAAGGATGGAAGTCTCATGGAAAATATTGTTTTGTAAAACCTTTACCTGCAAAAAAAGCCTTTATTGATAAAGGGGGTAAATACGAAAGGCTTCAGGGAACAGTTAAATATATTAATGATGAATTAATTAATTTAGGGGTTTCTGTTGGGGATAATGTTATATTTACTCCGCATAGTGAATATGAGTTTACAGTTGAAGATGAGTTATTATACAGAATGTTTACTAATAATATAACAACTATAATAGATGAATAAAGAATTAAGATTTCAAATTATATCAGCAGGAGAAAAAGCTGTAAAACAATTAATTAAAGTAGCAAAAGAAGATATTATAAAATATGAAGCAGATGATGAGCTTGCCGCAGATAGATTAAAAAATGCAGCAGCCACTAAAAAATTATGTATTATGGATGCTTTTGAAATACTAAAAAGAATTGAAGAAGAAAAGAATTTATTAGAAGGTAATACAGTAGAAACAAAAACAACAACACCAAAAGGATTTGCAGAATCAAGATCAAAATAAAATATTTAGGGTTTTAAAAAACTATATACCTAAAAATGTATTGTCCAATAAAAACAGGGCTAAGACTTGGCTTTATGGTTATAATGAAAAATATGATATTGTTATTATATCAAAAGACGGAACTTTAGGTGAGGTTTATGAAATTAGTAATGTAAAAATAGGATTGCCAAAAGCACCTAAAAAATTTGATAATGACAATAAGAAAAAAGAAGACCAAGTATGGGAGTCTAAAGAACTTCCTAAAGTATTAAAAAGAATACAAACTATATTTCAATGGCACGAAGCTCCACCTAATTTTAAATCACAATGGGTAGATTATATAGAAAGCGAGTTTGATAAAAGAGAGCAGGGATATTGGTTTAAAAATAATGGCTTGCCTACATATGTAACTGGTACTCATTATATGTATTTACAATGGACTAAGATTGATGTAGGACATCCAGATTTTAGAGAAGCAAACAGAATATTTTATATTTTTTGGGAAGCCTGTAAAGCTGACAAGAGAAGTTTTGGGATGTGTTATTTAAAAATAAGACGTTCAGGATTTTCTTTTATGAGTTCATGTGAAGGGGTTAATCAAGCAACTATAACTAGAGATGCTCGTATAGGTATCTTGTCTAAAACTGGTGCGGATGCTAAAAAAATGTTTACAGATAAAGTAGTTCCTATATCTAATAATTATCCCTTCTTTTTTAAACCTATTCAAGATGGTATGGATAAGCCTAAAACAGAATTAGCTTACAGAGTACCAGCCTCTAAAATTACTAAAAAAAATATGTATGATATTGGTAATGAAGAGCTTGATGGTCTAGATACAACAATAGATTTGAAGAACACATCTGACAACTCTTATGACGGAGAAAAGCTACAATATTTATTACATGATGAAAGTGGTAAGTGGGAAAAGCCAGAAAACATATTAAATAACTGGAGGGTAACAAAAACTTGTTTGAGGTTAGGAAGTAAAATTATAGGTAAATGTATGATGGGCTCTACATCAAATGCACTAGACAAAGGAGGATCTAATTTTAAAAAATTATTTGAAGATTCAGATGGTAGTAAACGAAATTCTAATGGTCAAACTAAATCTGGATTATATAATTTATTTATACCTATGGAGTGGAACTTTGAAGGCTATATTGATAGATATGGTATGCCTGTTTTACGCACACCAGAAAAACCTGTTATTGGAATTGACGGAGAAGAAATAACTACAGGGGCAATAAACTATTGGGAAAATGAAGTTGATTCTTTATCTCAAGACCCTGACGCTTTGAACGAATTTTATAGGCAATTTCCAAGATCAGAGTCTCATGCTTTTAGAGATGAAAGCAAACAATCATTGTTTAATTTAACTAAAATATATCAGCAAATAGATTATAACGACTCATTAATGTTAGGTCAACATACAACCAGAGGTTCTTTTTCTTGGGCTAATGGTATCAAAGATTCTAAAGTAATTTTTAGTCCAAATAAAAGTGGTAGATTTTTAGTAACTTGGACTCCAGGAGCTCATCTACAAAATCGGGTAATTACTCGTAATGGAATAAAGTATCCAGGAAATGAACATCTTGGTTCTTTTGGTTGTGACTCTTATGATATTTCAGGTGTTGTGGTTGGTAAAGGATCTAACGGTGCTTTACATGGTATGACAAAATTTAGTATGGAGGAAGCTCCGTCAAACCATTTCTTTTTAGAATATATAGCCAGACCTCAAACCGCAGAAATATTTTTTGAAGAAGTATTAATGGCATGCGTGTTTTATGGTATGCCTATTTTATGTGAGAATAACAAACCAAGATTATTGTATCATTTGAAAAATAGAGGATATAGAGGATTTAGTTTAAACCGACCAGATAAAACTTATAATAAATTATCTAAAACGGAAAGAGAATTAGGAGGTATACCTAACACTTCTGAAGACGTAAAGCAGTCTCATGCTTCGGCTATAGAATCTTACATAGAAAAATATATAGGATTAGATTTTTCAGGTACATACAGAGATGCAGATGACATGGGGGCTATGTATTTTCAACGTACCTTAGAAGACTGGGCAAAGTTTGATATTAGTAAAAGAACTAAGTTTGATGCAGCTATAAGTTCTGGTTTAGCTATAATGGCCAATCAGAAGCACTTATATACACCATCTAAACAAAAATCAAAAATAAGTATTAACTTTGCACGATATAACAACAAGAGCTCCCTAAGTCAAATAATAAGATAATGGATAACGTAACTATTGACATAAAATCAGCAACATTTCCAAACCAATTTGCTTCTGATTCTGAGAAGAAAACAAAAGAGTTTGGGTTGCAGGTAGGGCAGGCAATTCAATATGAATGGTTTAGAAAAGAAGGATCAGGTCAATGTAGGTTTTACAGCCAATGGCTAGAGTTTAATCGTCTTCGTTTATACGCTAGAGGTGAGCAGTCAATAGCTAAGTACAAAAATGAATTAGCTGTAGACGGTGATTTATCTTATTTAAATTTAGACTGGACTCCAGTTCCTATTATACCTAAGTTTGTTGATATAGTGGTAAACGGAATGAGTGATCGTTTGTTTAAAGTAAAGGCATATGCTCAAGATGCGATGTCATCTGAAAGAAGAGGAGAGTATCAGCAAATGATAGAAACGAATGTTATAGCTAAACCTCTATTCAAACAAATAGAACAAGACTTTGGAATGGATGTGTTTCAGGTAAATCCTGATGAGCTACCTGAAAGCGATCTTGAAATGGAATTGTATATGCAAATGAATTACAAGCCTGCCGTTGAAATAGCTAATGAAACTGCTATTAATACCTTGTTAGAAGAAAACCATTATAATCAAACACGAAAGAGATGTGATATGGATTTGATGACTCTTGGTATTTCAATGGTAAAACATGAGTTTCAACTAGGAGACGGAATAAGAGTTAAATATGTAGATCCTGCAAACGTAGTTTATAGTTATACGGAAGATCCTTATTTCAAAGATTGTTTTTACTGGGGAGAAATTAAAACTATTCCAATAACAGAAGTTTTAAAAATAAACCCAGACTTGACGCAAGAAGATATGGAAGAAATATCTAAATATAGTCAGTCTTGGTATGATTATTATAATGTAGCCCAAATGTACGAGAATAGTATGTTCTATAGAGATACTTGTACATTATTATATTTTAATTACAAATCCACAGAGAGTTTTGTTTATAAGAAAAAACAAACTGCTGATGGTAATTTTACTGTAGTACCAAAAGACGATCAGTTTAATCCACCACAAGAAATGATGGAGGAAGGAAAGTTTGAGAAAGTTGAAAAAAGAATTGACGTATGGTATGAAGGAGTTATGGTAATGGGAACAAACATACTGTTGAAATGGGAAATGGCAAAAAATATGGTTAGACCAAATTCAGCAAGTCAGTATGCTATGCCTAATTATGTAGCAACAGCTCCTAGAATGTATAAAGGAACTATTGAGTCTTTAGTTAGACGTATGATACCTTTTGCAGATTTAATTCAGTTAACTCATATGAAGCTACAGCAAGTGGTTCAAAGAGTTGTTCCAGATGGTGTGTTTATAGACGCAGACGGAATGAATGAAGTAGACTTAGGAACAGGAAACGCATATGATCCTTCAGATGCACTAAGATTATATTTTCAAACAGGTAGTGTTGTAGGTAGAAGTTATACCCAAGATGGTGATTTTAATCAAGCTAGAGTTCCTATAACTCAACTAACATCATCAAGTGGTTCTCAAAAAATGCAAATGCTAATAGGTAATTACAATCATTATCTAGACATGATTAGACAAGTGACAGGATTAAACGAAGCCAGAGATGGCTCAACTCCTGATCCAAATTCTTTAGTAGGAGTACAAAAACTTGCTGCATTAAATTCTAACACAGCAACCAGACATATATTAGAAGGTAGTTTATATTTAACACAAACTTTAGCAGAGGCTCTATCTATCAGAACTGCTGATGTTTTAGAATATGCAGATTTTGCTGATGAGTTTGCGATGCAAATAGGAAAATATAATTTAGGTATACTTAATGATATAAAAAACTTATATCTATATGACTTTGGTATTTTTATAGAAATGAGTCCAGACGAAGAGCAAAAGGCTCAGTTAGAACAAAACATACAAATGGCCTTATCTAAAGGTGGTATAGATTTAGAAGACGCTATTGATATTAGAGAAATAAAAAATATTAAAATGGCAAATCAGTTGTTAAAAGTTAAGCGTAAACAAAGGCAACAACAAGAGCAGCAACAAAAAGCAACTGAAATGCAAATGCAACAGCAAAATAATATGCAGTCACAACAAGCTGCGGCACAAATTGCTATGCAAAAAATACAAATGGAAACACAATCTAAAATGCAAGTTAAGCAAGCTGAGATTGGTTTTGAAATAGAAAAACTTAAAAATGAAGCTGCATTAAAAGAACAGCTTATGATGACTGAGTTCCAATTCCAAATGCAATTAAAAGGAAGAGAAGAGCAGGCTATTGACAGAAGAGAGCAAAATAGAGAAAAAGCAAAAGACAAAAGAATAAGCCAGCAATCAACTCAGCAGTCACAAATGATTACTCAGAGAAAAAACAATTTACCTCCTATAACTTTTGAATCTAATGAAGATAGTTTAGATGGTTTTGACTTAGCTGAGTTTGATCCTAGATAGCCTAAATTTAGGTGGATTATAATTATTAACTTTGTAAAAATTTAAATTAAATAAAATGGAAATAAAAGTAAAAGAAGTAAATAAAGAAGAAAAATCAAGACAGCAAATTGAACAAGAACTTTTAGAAAAGCATGAAGAAAAGTTTGAAGATGTTCAAAATGTTGAACAAACGGAAAAAGTAGAAACTCCTGTGGCTGAGGAAGTAAAGCCAGAGGAAACAACAGAAGAAACTGTTGAAGAAAAAACTCCCTCGTCAGAGTTAAATGACGAAGACGTTCTTACATATATTAAAAACAGGTATGACAAAGACATATCATCGGTTGATGATTTGTTTGCACAAAAAGAAGCAAACGAAGAATTACCAGAAGATGTGTCAGCATATTTGAAGTATAAGAAAGAAACAGGCCGTGGAATTAATGACTTTTACAATTTACAAAAAGACTTTGATTCTATGGATTCTGATCAATTATTAGCAGAATATTATGGTGCTACCGAAGAAGGTTTAGACGCTATTGATATTAAAGATTTAATTGATGATAACTTTGGGTTTGACGAAGAAATAGACGAGCCAAAAGCTATTAAAAAATTAAAGCTAGCTAAAAAAAGAGAACTTGCGAAAGCAAAGAAATATTTCAACGATCAGAAAGATAAGTTTAAAATTCCTCTTGAGTCAAGTGGGGGTGGATTATCTGGAGAAGAAAAAGAAATGTTAACAGCTTATAAAAGTTACATTGATGAATCTAAAACTGTCAAAGAAGCTAATGCTAAGAGATATGATTATTTTCTCAAGAAAACTGATGAGGTTTTCAACAACGAATTCAAAGGTTTTGAGTTTAAGGTTGGAGAAAAAAATTTAACTTTTAAACCTGGAGAAGTGCAAGAATTAAAAAATCTACAATCTGATGTAAATACTTTTTTAAATAAGTATATGGATAAAGATGGATTAATGAAAGATGCTTCGGGATACCATAGAGCTTTATCTATGGCTATGAATCCAGAAAAGTATGCCAAGTTTTTTTATGACCAAGGAGTGGCTGATACTGTAGATAATGTTTCAAAAAAATCAAAAAACATTAATATGGATATCAGACAATCACAACAAAGTGTCACAAAAGACGGAAGGACTATACGAGCAGTAAGATCAAATGATAGTGGAAGAGGACTCAAAATTAGAAGTATAAAACGAGTATAAACATTTAAAAATAAATAAATTATGTCAGTACAAGCAGTCCCTGGCTTTGACTTGCAGCCTAGTGCACAGCAAGTAGCCACAAGAACAAACTACATAACAGATTTTAATTTCTTGAGTCAGTATTTACCAGATACTTACGAAAAGGAATTTGAGCGTTATGGAAATAGATCAGTTGCATCATTCTTAAGAATGGTAGGAGCTGAAATGCCAACTAACTCAGACTTGATTAAGTGGGCAGAACAAGGAAGATTACATAGTAAGTATACAGCAATGACTACTCCTGCGGCTTTAGCAGCAGATACAGCAGTATGGACTATTCCTTTAGCACAAGTAAATCCAGCTTCACCTCCAGCATCTTCAGCACCAGCAAATGGTTTTGGAGCAATCAGACAAGGTCAGACAGTTATGATTTCACTTGATACAAATGGAACGACTTTATATAACAAAGCTATCGTAACAGTAGCACCTACAGCAGCAGCTCCAAACGTATTCACAGTTGGATACTATGAAGCTACAGGACAAGCGTGGGCAGGAGCAGGAACAACTGCATCTATGTTCATTTATGGATCTGAATTTGCTAAAGGAACTGATGGTATGCAAGGTTCATTAGAGTCTCAAGATTTAATCTTTGACAACAAGCCAATAATCATTAAAGACAGTTATACAGTTAATGGTTCTGATATGGCTCAAATCGGTTGGATTGAAGTTACAACTGAAAATGGAGCAAACGGATACCTATGGTATTTAAAATCAGAGCATGAAACTAGAATGCGTTTTGAAGATTACTTAGAAACTGCAATGGTAGAAACTGTACCAGCAGATGCAGCTTCTGGAGCTGGAGATTTCATCCAAGATACAGGTGTTGGTTTATCAGTTGCAAACCAATCAGGATCTGATGGTATTTTCTGGGCAGTTGAAAACAGAGGAAACGTATGGAGTGGTGGTAACCCAGTTACTCTAGCAGGTTTTGACTCAGTTATTCAAAGACTAGATAAGCAAGGAGCTATTGAAGAAAATGTTCTTTTTGTAAATAGAAATTTCTCATTTGATATTGATGATATGTTAGCAGCACAAAACTCTTACGGAGCAGGTGGTACTTCATATGGATTATTTGATAATGATAAAGATATGGCATTAAACTTAGGTTTCACAGGATTCCGTAGAGGTTATGACTTCTACAAGTCTGACTGGAAATATCTAAATGACCCTGCAATGCGAGGTGATATAGAAGGTGGTAGAGTAAATGGACTTATGGTTCCAGCAGGTTCTACTACAGTTTATGACCAAATCTTAGGAAAGAATGCAAAGAGACCATTCCTTCATGTTAGATACAGAGCTTCAGAAACTGAAGACAGACGTTACAAGACTTGGATTACAGGTTCGGCTGGAGCAGCAAGAACTAACACAAGTGATAGTATGACTGTTAGTTTCTTATCTGAAAGAGCTGTATGTACTTTAGGAGCGAATAACTTCTTTATCTTTCAGCAGTAATTAGATAGTAGTATTTAGAACAGAGGGGGCGAAAGTCACGCATGTAAACGCCCTATTAGTAGCCCCCTCTTTCTTTTAAATTAAATTAAAATTAAATAAAATGAAAAAACCAAAACCAATATTTGAAACAAAAGTCTATAGACTTGCAAGTAACAAAACGCCATTAGCGTTTATGTTATCCTCACGACACAACAGAAGATCCCCATTATTATATTTTGATGAAGAAACAGGCGTAAATAGACCTCTTCGTTATGCTAGAAATCAAAAGAGTCCTTTTGAAGATGAGCAAGACGGAAATGCTATTTTAGAGCCAATAGTATTTGAAGATGGTATGTTAGTAGTACCTAAAGAAAATCAAGTATTACAAAAGTTTCTACATATACATCCAGGTAATGGAACAATCTTTTATGAAATAAATAAAAAGAAAGAAGCTAAAGAAGAACTAGAATATGTTGAGGCTGAATTAGATGCACAAATTTTAGCAAGAAACTTAAGCATAGATAAATTAGTTAGCGTATGTAGAGTTTTCTTAGGGGCGGCAGTAGATAATATGTCAACTCCTGAACTTAAAAGAGATGTTTTAATTTATGCAAAAAATCAACCTTTTGAATTTTTAGAAGTTCTTGATGATCCTATGTTAGATTTACAAGATAAAGTCTCGCAGTTTTTTTCTGAAGGATTGTTAGCTTTTAGAAACAATCAAAAAGATGTTTATTTTAACTTAAAGAAAAACAAAAGTAAAATTTTGACTATACCTTTTGGAGAAGATCCAAATTACATTGTTGCATCATATATGCAATCAGATGAAGGTATTGAAACTTTTAAGTTATTGAAAAACGCTCTAAAGAAAGACAAATAGAATAGGTATATTTGTAGCGAGAATAATCTCACATAACCCTTAAATTTTTTATTATGCAAAAGTATTTAAGTATTTTGGTTAAAAACGAGCAAAGACAAATCGCATTAATTAACGATGTAGCTATTGTTGAGCAAGCGTCTACAAGTGCAGTAGATATTTTCTACACTTCTGGAAAAAAAGTTACAGTTAATCACGATGTGATGGCTGCAAACAACGAAGAAGTAAGAGATGCTATTGAAGATGCAATGATTACAGCTTTACAAACTGGCTGGACGTCTCCTTCATTTAACCTGAATTTAAATGGTATAAATGATGCAGGTGGAGGTCAAGTTGAAGTAACTAGCCTAGCTTTCTCTTAATAGTAAGTACCATATTTTAAAAGGGGTCACAAAAAAAGTGACCTCTTTTTTTTTGCTATATTTGTAAATATTTAAAATGTATTTTCTATGGCTATGATAAATAACGTAAGGAATACAGTATTGGCAATTATGAATAAAAATAATTACGGATACTTATCTCCTCAAGACTTCAATCTGTATGCTCAACAGGCACAGATGGATTTGTTTGAAGATTATTTTTATCAATATAATCAATATATAAATAGAGAAAATTTAAGACAGTCAGGAACGGGTTATGCAGATATAGTAAAAAGTTTAGAAGAAGTTATTGATTCATTTTCAGTTCAAGCATTTTTAGCAGGAGGAACGGCAAATACTTGGAACCTGCCTAGTGATTATTACTTAATAAATAAAATATTCTATTATCAAAACCTTTTAACATCGGGTACTACAACGGCAGCAAACGCAAATCAGCTTATAAATGCAAATTTAGCAGGGCAACCATCTCCACCAAGATTTGCTACAGGAGCAACTGGTTTTACTGTTTTTCCTGCAACAGGTAGTATAGTAGTAAATACAACTACATTAGCACAATCATTTGTAAACTCAGTAGCAAATCAAACTACTCTT